GATAAGAGAACACCGCCCTATTAATGGGCGGTGTTCTTATTGTCGCCTTTATCAATCTCGTTCCAGCTCAGTCATAAAACGACGGATGGCTTCGCGTTCCCTCTCGTTGGTCGCGCTCTCCATCATATCGCGGGCCTGCTCCATCATGGCCTCGACGGCATCATGCCGGGAATACCCGCCGTCACGGCTATAGCCACCCCGGTCATTGCTGTAGCCATCACGGCTATAGTGTCCGCGGACGTAGTGGCGGCGGCGGTAGCTGGAGCCGCGGCTATAGGAGTCGCCAGAGTAGCCGCCGTCCTCCTCCAGTGCACAGATTTTGTCGATATTCTTAATGGTGTCAGTGAGCTTGTGGGCCAGCTCCAGGTCGCCCGCACCCAGTTCACCCTTCCGGGCCAGCTCTTCCAGCTCCATCTCGAATTTTTCTTTCAGCTCGTATAGTGCTTTCATGCTATCCTCTCCTTTCACGCCTCACGGCTGACGATAATGTTGGCGTTAACGACTTCGACGGGCTGGGCGGAAATATTCCGAACGGAAATAACTGCCCCGTCTCTCGTCG